CCGAAAAGTGCCTAATTACATTATGAAAGGAAAAGAAAAACCTTATGCCGTTACGATTGTCGCATCTGCACCGCTACCATCTGCAAAAGCAGTTTTTAAAGCTGCTTCTGTAGAAACATCTACAAAGTTAGCGGGTAAAACTTCACTTGCTACAAAAGTTAATTTGTAACCGTTAAAGTCACCAAGTGCTGCTCCAGAAGAAATTTCTCCGGCAGTTGTATCACAACCTTGTGCCAATCCCATTAAAAAGAATTGGTCAGTCATAGTGCGAACAATGATTCTTGGTCTACCGTAAGCAAGTAGTTTAATATTCTTGTGCATAGCTTGGTCTTGTTTCTTTAAAGAAATAGCAAGTGTTTGCTCGAAGAATGTAGTACCGTTATCTCTTGAAGTTTGTACGGCAGTCGTAAACGAATTTTCGTTTGATTTAAGTTCGTACTTGTACAAAGAAATTTGTGCAGCTGGAACCCAAGTGTCAATCGTGTCCGTGTTTGTTACATCGTAAGTGATGTTGTCTGTGTCAAGATCGTCAAAATTTGCAAAGTAAATGGCTTTTAATCCACTAACGGAATCTTTGCATTCTTCTACACGACCATTTGTAATATCACAACTCATTTTGTTAAAAGTTTTTATGAATAAAAAAGGGAAGGCACTTTACCTCCCCTTTCTTAATTCTAGTTTATATTATTATGCGTGGTAAAGAACTACGTCTGAACCAATTGCATACTGAACACCAGCACTCATACGAAGAATAATCCTACAGTTCTGAGAGCCATCTATCTCGCTCATATCGATGTATTTGGCTTCAGCGTTAATGTCACTCAACAAACCACATCCAAAGAATAAGTTTGAAGTTTGAGCAGCCATTGCAGTATCATCAGCCATTCCGTTAGCAACTACTACAGGAATACCATCGAAAGAAAGGTTTTGACCAGCAAAGAAAGTTGTTCCTTTATTGTCAACACCGTTAGCACCTAAACCACCAGAAGCAAAACCACCCAAAGCACGAATGTATGCTTTAGCGATATTTCTTGAAACATAAAGAGTCAAGTCAGAAGCTCCATAAACAGTAGAAGGAATTGCATCCACAATAGAACCTAATTTATCGATTACGTTTGCAGCAGTTACGGCAGCGTGAGACGCTACATCAACAACAGTTGCATCTGCCAAAGCCAATGGAACTAAACCATCGAATTGCCCAGAAGATGCTCCGTTACCTTCCCAAATGTTTGTTTCCATTTGAGCAGCAGCCATTCCAGCAACGTGTGCCAACATAAATGATTTAAAGTCTGCTGGTAGATCTTCGTATGCAGAATAACCCGCTTGTGCCGCTATCCAATCCTGGTGGTAGTCTTTCTTACACAATTGTACGTTAGATTGTAGTTCTTTAAGAGTCAAAACTCTTTCTGCTACGTCTACGTCCATATTGTGATCAAAGTCACAAGTTGCGTTTACCAATACGTTTCCTGTTGTACTGATTTTTTTCATTACTCTTTTGTAGTGAATGTTCGGGAGAACAGTAATTAAACCCGATTCAATTGTTGGTGCGCTTAATAATGCTGCTGCTACGAATTGTCCTTCGAAACTTCCAGCATAACTGCTACCTGTTAGCGTGTTAGCCATATTTGTATTATTTAATTATTAATTATTATTTGCGTTATTTATTTTCGATAGTACGGTATCCATAATTGTACGTTTGCGATTTGGCGAAATTGTTTTGCCTATTTTCGCTTCTTTGTTTTCTGGATTGTGTACTATTGGTTTAGCTGCTGCTTCTACTTCTTTTTCTTCAGAAAGTTCAACAACTTCTTCTTTTACTTCTTCGGTAGATTCTTCAACTACTTCTTCATTCGTGTTTTCGTTGTTTTCTACTTTAGAGAATTTTTCTAATTCAGATTTAAGTTCTTCGTTTTCTTTTTTCAAAGCTTCCATTTCAGAAAAGAAAGTTTCTTTCACGATTGATTCAACTGTTTTCTTAATTGGTTTAGCTTCTTCTACAGATGCTTCAACTTCTTCTTCGTATTCTTCTTCTTTTTTAGCTTCTTCTTCAATTACTTCTTCTTCAGCTTCTGCTTCTTTAATTTCTGCAATTAAACCCTCTTCAGTTACAACAAGCATCAAGCCATCTTCAAGTTTGTATTCACCTACAGGTAGTGGGATTTTTTGTTCGTCTTCTGTTACAATTACAACTTGAAAACCAGCTTCAAATTCTTCTGCTTCAATAGTTGTTACACCATCATCTAATTTTCGTGTGCCTAATTTCACTTCCATTCCAAGAAGTTCTCTTACTTTGTTTAGTATTGAATTATCTTTCATTTTTATTTATTTACGATATTGATTTTCTTAAATTATCTTGTGCTTTTTTATATTTAGCAATAGGCAATTTAATGCCTAAATCTTTAGCAGCTGCTTCAGCTTTTGCTAAATTTTTGTCAAAAACTCCTAAAAGATTTTGTGCTTTTTTAACTTTAGGTGCTTTGCTTTTTTCTGCTTTTGCCACTTCTGCTTCAGAACTTTCTATGCTATCTTCGTTACTTGTCAAAGATTTTTTTGCATCTTCTAATTGTCTTTTTGCTGCCAAAAATTTGTCTTCAGCATCAAAAAACTTGTCTTCTGCTTTACCTCTATTAGCTAATAATTTTTGTCTTTCCTTTAAATCTTTATTTACAAGTTTCTGCATATCTAATATGCGTTTGTTGTCTACTTTAATGTCATTTATTAAAGCATCGCTATTTTCAAGTGCTTTATTTAAATCATCTACTAAACCAAGTTCAACTCTTTCAGATTTTAATTCTGTCTTGTTTTCTGCTTTTGCTAAATATTGCCGAACGGCTCTATGTGTATTCATACTTATATAACTGTTTTTTATTTGTTTTGTTGCAAATTGGTTTAGATCTTGCCTATACCTTGCCCTCGTAACGTACCATCACAGCACTTTGAGGAATATGTGTTGTCTTTACATAAACAACCTCTTTTGCCACCTTTAGGGCTTGATTTACCTTTTGTTTCTTTAGTTCGTTTTTTTCTCATTTCTTAACGCATTTACCATTCTTCTTTTTGTAGCCCTTTGGACATTTACCGTACAAATCTAATTCGTGCGTTTCGCCAACCATATACCAAGTCTTGCCTTCGTATTCGTGTTCGTGTATGCCTTCAACACCTAAATCTGTAGCTGCTTTTTGTGCCATAGCTTCAGAAGAATAGGCAAGTCGGTCATCTATGATTGCAAAGTTGTCATCGATTAACATACTTGCCAAGTCTTCACGTTCTATTTGTTTTAGCTTAGATTCTGCCCATGTCTTTGCCGATTTGCCACCCCATAGCAAATAAGAAATATAGCCACAAGATTTTTTGTCACCAGCATCATAGTACGTTTCTGCCCTGCTTAAATAACTAAACATTCGCTTTATTGTTTTTTCGCTAACAGGTTCGCCATTAGCCAACTGACGGGCTCTAATTTTGCCAACCTGAGTTGCACATTTGTTACCTACTGCTTTATTCAAGTCAATACCTCTTTTAGCATTGTTTTTTACACTATCTGGATAATCGCTATATGATTTTAATTCTTCTTTTTGTAGTAATTCTTTAAGTTCTGCTATTGCTATTTGTTTTTCAAACATTTCAAAACTATCATCTTTGCTCATATCATATTTATCAGCAAAATAACCCTCAATACTAAAGCCTTTTATTTCACCAGCCTTTGCTTTTTCATAGATCTCTTTGTCATCTACCTTCATAGACACCATCCAAGTTCCAACAGGAACGTCCATTCCATATAAAGATGTTTTATCTTTTTTAGAATCCTCAACAATCCAAGATTCAACAATAGTCATATTGTCTATTTGCTTTTGATGTTCATAAGTAGCGTTTTTATGATTGCTACGTTTAAAAAATAATTCTGAGGCTTTACGAACAGTATCTTTACTGAAAAAAATGTAGTATTCATCATTTGTCTTTTCGTTGCGTCTGTAAATAGATTTATCGGGAATCAATGCTGCACCCATTAGGATTTTTTTTTCGGCATCAATTTCTTTTAGTAATACTTCTTGTTTGTTTAGTGCTATGAAATTAGATTCAATCGCTGGTGTTTCGACTAAGCTAATGGCTTCGATACCACTTGCCTCATCATTTTCGTCAATTATCAGTTCTACGATTCTCATATATATATAACTTATTTTTGGTTAAAGTGTTGCATTTTCTACTCTATTTCTATCAAGTGCTTGGCTTGTTGTTACCTCTCCACTTACCACGAAAGCCTGAACGGGCTGCTGCTGTATTGAAGCGATTTGATTTATACCTGAATCACCAACCACATTAAAACTTGGAGCTTGTGCTTCGCCACCGCTTGTATCTAAGCTTGGTGTTTCACCGCCACCCCCTTGAAACTTACTTGCTGAAATAGTTGCAATTTGTGCTGCACCTGTAGCTGCTACAATTCCAGCTTTAACAAAGTTAGCACCTGTTAGCGCATCTTGTGGTACTGCTAATTGTGCCATAATACCTTGTGCCGTACTAACTACTGCTTGTGCAATACCTACTGCTTTGTTAATGTTAAATGCTTTTTTGGCGTTCTTTTCATCGTCCTTAGCAAATGCGTTAGCAAGTTCCCCAATAGCACCTAATGAATCGTGAGCAATGGTCAAGTTGGCATCAGCTACTGCAATAGCATTGGCTCTTTTATCAGCAGACAATTTATCATCAATCGCTTTTTGACGTGCTGCACTTTCTGACATTTGTTTTTCTATCTCTTCATTGGTCAGTTTTTTGATTTCAATTTCTTTTACTGATTGAAGTTCAAGTTGTGCAATTTCGCCATCAAATGATTCTAATTTAAATACGTCAAATTTTTCTCGTATTTCTTTTTCTTTTTTAAGTTCAAGCTCATTGAGTAAATCTATTATTTTTTGTTTTTGTTTACCTTGTGCTTTTATATCCTCTCGTTGTCTTCTGAATCTATCACGATTTATTTCAAGTTCTTTTTCCAGACCTTCGTCCATTAATTCGTTTTCAAGATCTTCAATTCTTCTTGCAGCGTTTAATCTGTCTTGTAAATATTTTTTATAATTATTTAGTTTTTTGTCATTAGTTTCTTCTTCAGATTTAACTTCTTCTTGTTGAGATTTTTGTAGAAATGCTCTTTGTTTTGTGTCAATTTCTACTAATGATTGAAAGTTTTTTTCATCAAGTTGCTTTTGTAAATCAGCCGTTGCTGCAATTTGGTCTTCGTAATAACGGTAATATAAATCAAGTTTTTCCTGACTACGAAATATGCTATTGCGTTCTTCATTGTATTGAGCTGCTAATCGTTTTTCTAATGCTTTAGAGTTATTGATTCGTATTTGTGCATCATCCAAAACAGCTTTACGTTCATCATCAAATCCTTTAAGCGTTTCAGCAATCATTTTTTGTCTGATAGAAAGTCTTTCCTCCTCGGTTGCTGCCATTTGCAAATCAAGTTCCAGATTTTTCATGCGGTCCTCACGATAACGGCTTTCTAATTTTAATTGTTGTAATGATGCTTCAATTTGCTTGTTCATTATCTCTAAAGCCTCAACCTCCATTTCAAGTCTTTCTTCCTCTTCAAAATTACTTATGCCAATAGCATCTCCTAAAGCTTTAAATCCATCAACAACAGGAGTCATTACTGATTTTAATTTGTCAAAATTTGCTATTAACAAACCAATACCAACAACAATAGCACCAATACCTGTTGCAATTAATGCCACTCTTAATGCTTTGAACATCCCTGTTGTTGTTCCCGTTATAATACTCCATGCTTTTGTAGCTTTTGTTGCTAAACCAACACTTCGACTGTATTCTAAAACTCCAGCAACACCTTGCTGAATTGCCATAGCAGCTTGGACTTTCAACAATGTTTTTTCAAGTGCTTGAGATTCACTACCTACTAAAGCCATTGTTCCTTGTACGGCTGCAAAACCACTTGTTGCACCTGTTAATGCCGTACCTAATTTTTGACTAAATGTCTGTGATGCTTGATCTACGGCTAAATCTGTTTGAATTTGAACCTTACGATATTCACCAACTTTTGCCAAAAGATCTTGATACTCCTGTGTCGCAGTATCTCCAGCTATTGCCAATTCATATAAACGATCTTCAGCCTCCCCCATTCTTGTTGTGAGTGGTTGAATTTCTCCGTATATATCTTCAAATGTAGCATCTAAACGCTGCCCACTATCTGCTGCTTTGTCTGTTGCTTTACTTAAATTATCAGCATCTTTTGCAGTTTGATCAAAATTGTTTTCTACATTAAATTTGGTTGTGTAAGTTTTAGCCATCAGAATTATTTTTTAATCTTTTTTTTAATATTTGCATTCTTTTCTTTTGCTTGTAGATCTCTTTAATTCCTTTCTCGTAATTATATAAACCTTTAGCTATTTGAACATTATAGCTGCCTTCGTAAAATTCGTCTATTTGTAGTAAATCTATTATGTGTTTTAACATTACCCTTCTTGTTGTATAAATATTTGATTTGCTGCCGTTGTGCCGTTGCTAAATGTATAAGTAACTAATAAAATAATTATTGTGTCATTTGCACCTTCAGTTCTTAGTTGTTTAGTTGCGATGCTACCAGCGTTCTCGTCAGTTATGTTATCTGTTCCGTCTTCCGTTACGATTAAGTCAGTAGCCGTGTTTACAGGTAAACATACTTCCGTTCTGCCCTCACTTGTTAATGTGCTTGGCGTTATTGTTACACCAGCAGTCGTTGTTGTTACTGTAGCACTTACTGCATCGTTTGGAAACAATATGTCTATGTTTAAACATTGTGCGTTATTATCTGGAACTATTATTTCTGGAATTATGCCACCGTCTGCAATAAGTTCTCTAAAGTCATTAATCAAAACTAAATCAACGTCACCTGTGTTAAGATTGCTCTTCATTGATTCAATCATATATCGTTTGTCACGAATTATAACACGGTCATTTAGTTCAAGTCCTGTAAGTAGACTTATAGGTAGGTTCGTTTTTACGTTGGTTCGTCTATTTTTTAGGTTGTATAGGTTTGTTAAATACGGTGCATAATAAACACTAAACAAAGTGTTTGGTATTGGCTCTAAAAGAAACGTACTAATATCTGCGTTAAAGTTTAGCGTGAAGTCGCTTGTGCCTAATTGTAAGTCTTGACCGAATGGAATGTATGTATTCATATTAGTAACACTACTACCATCGTTAAATCGCCATTGTGCGCTTGTAGTATCATAGGCATACATTATTAACGGCTTTGGTATGTATGTTTGTATATCGGTGTTTAATCGTTTACCTACTTGCAAATCAGTATCGGTAAACTTGTGCATCATCATATTTTCAAAAGGCAAATCTATTTTATATTCGCCACCGTCATAGTCATATAGTTGGCTCGTGTTTCCGTAGTCACGGCCACCTGTAATATCTCTAAACGCTTCGTTTGTTGCACACTCGCTTTCTTGATAGCTAAAGCTTATGTTTTTAAATAGCTTGACGCGGTCAATTTTTATGCTTTTTATGTCAGTGTATTCTGTAATGTCTACAATAGCACCTTTCTGATACCAATCATCTAAGGGTTCGATTTGATAAACGTCTTTAGCAGTTCCGTAGCACGTCAAATTAAACATTTGTAAAATGCCTTTAAAGAAGTCTACTATCTTCATATCTGGCAAGTAGTTCAATACGCTTAAAGTTGCCGTTGTGCCTATAGAGCCACTTGCAGTAAATTGATTTTCTAAAGTTTCTAATTGTGCAACACCGTAAGTATAAAGTGTTTTTTGTCGGTATGTTATAACAAATTGACCTGTCATCGGTGCAGTAGAACGTATTAAAAACTTAAACACTCTTGACGTATTCAGATTGTCATTGTTTCTAACTATTGATAAAGAAGAACTATTACTGACATCGTAAGTTTGTATTAGTTGGTCGTTTTCGTAAACATCAATAAACGCATCTACACCAGCCGTCAAATTATTTAACGAT